GCAGCAATCTAATCAACTTTTCGTTACAAGAATTTTGGGTCTTTCAGGGTATGATGCAGGACCTTCTTGGAGTATCAAAACTATTGCTAATGTTGACCCATTGACTGTCGGATTGAATCCTGCTTCAACAACTACTTGGACTGCATCATTCACAGGAACTTCAACAGGAAATACTGTGACATTTGTTAATGGTGGATTACCAGCACCAGTTTTAGCAAATTTCAACACTCAGTATAGATTATCTGATGGAAGTACTTCAAGTTTAGCTTTGGACTTCAATAGTAATCTTGACAATATTATGGATACCCCATCATTGTCTGCAACTACAACAGTGGTATATGGAGCAATTCCTGAGTCTAATTTTTATGACTTAACTGGAGAATATTCAAATGTGATAAATGAATATGGTTGTGATACTGTCAACTTGGCAACAAATGATTTGAGTTCTGATTTGAACGATCCTTGGTATTATGCTAACTTTGATATTACTTCAGGAAACGCTTACTCAGGATATTCATTCTTTTATTATGTTTCTAGTTTAACATCAGGAAGTTCTTCAACATTCTCAGGTACCGTATCAGGTAGTGTTTTCACTTACTCAGGAACGGCTTACAGTGAATACAATGACATGGTTATTGCAACTCTTCGTTCTAGAGGTATTTCACTTTACACTAATACGGTGGAAAGTGATCAGCATGGACCAATTTATGAGGTGAATGCGTTATCTGCAGTAACATTAGTTTGTACTAATCAATATTCAGGGGTTACTCAATCTCCTTATGAAACTTTCTTAATATCTGGTGTAACTAAAGATGCTGACAACTTTTCTTTTGAAACTTCTATGTCTGCGGCTTCTTCCAAATACATAACAAAAGTTTTGGGTGTAGACAACTTTGGTAAATCAAGAAACGAAGTTCCATTGTTTGTGGAAGAAGTTTATCCAGGAACTTTGAACTACGCTTACAACCAAGGATATATCAGAGGTTTGAATTGTAACTTGGTCGCTTTGGAAGGGGCTAGAAGTCAAAACCCTCAATCAATCGCTTACAATGTTACACAATATAAATCTCCAAGTACTCCATTCTTAGTTTCAGAATTAAGAGGTAATAAAGTTTATAACTTATTTAAATTTATCTCAATCTCCGATGGAAATGCTGCGAACACTGAAGTAAAAGTTTCAATTGCTAACTTGTCTTTCAACAATATGACATTCGATGTATTGGTTAGAAACTTCTTTGACACAGATGCTAATCCTGTTGTAATTGAAAAATTCACCAACTGTAACATGGATCCACTATCCAACAACTTCGTAGCTAAGAAAATTGGTTCGAGTGATGGAGAATACGCGTTGATATCAAGATATATAATGGTCGAACTTGCTGATGAAGCACCTATCGATGCAATTCCTTGTGGATTTAATGGTTATACTCAGAGAGAATACTCGTCATTGAGTAACCCATCACCATATCCTGTATTCAAAACAAAATATTACTTCCCTGGTGAAGTTATTTACAACCCTCCATTTGGTGGGGCGGCTAATACCACTGAATCTGCTGGTGACATCGTAAGAAGAAGTTATTTAGGTTTCTCAAGTCAATTCGGAGTTGATGATGCGTTCTTACAATACAAAGGAACTCAGAATCCTTTGAATTGGGTGGCGTCTCCTCTTCCAGTTAACGGTGAGGCTTGGAACGTATTGAGTAAAGGTTTCCACATGGACTCAGGTGCTACTGTTGTTACAATCTCTAACTCTTACCAAACAAGTGGTGAAACTGCATTCGAGTGTGGTGTTGCTAACTTTACTACTGATCCTGAAACTCAAGATAATCCATACTACTTCATTTACGCTAGAAAATACACAGTATGTTTCGCTGGTGGATTTGACGGATGGGATATCTACAGAGAACATAGAACTAACCAAGACAGATTCCAACTTGGGGCTAATGGATTCTTGGCAGGTGCATCCGCATCACAAAGATATCCAAACGCAACTGGTACAGGTTTGTTCAAGAGAATTGTAGTTCAGAACAACACTCAAGATTTTGCTAACACCGATTACTACGCATACTTGTTGGGTATCCTAACATTCGCTAACCCTGAATCCACAAACATCAACGTGTTTGCAACTTCAAGTATAGATTATGTAAACAACTCTAACCTTGTAGAAGAGGCTATTGACATGGTTCAATTCTCAAGAGCTGACTCAGTTTACATCGCAACGACACCTGATTATCAAATGTTTACTCCTGATGCTACTAACTCATTGGATATCATTTATTCACAGGAAGCGGTAGACAACTTGGACAACACAGGTATCGATTCAAACTATACTGCGACTTACTATCCTTGGATTTTGACAAGAGATACTGTCAACAACACCCAAATTTACTTACCACCAACAGGTGAAGTTTGTAGAAACTTGGCGTTGACAGATAACATCGCGTTCCCTTGGTTCGCTTCAGCGGGTTACACAAGAGGTCTTGTGAACTCTATCAAAGCGAGAGTGAAATTGACTCAAGAAGATAGAGATACTTTGTATCAAGGAAGAATCAACCCTATTGCGACATTTGCTGATGTGGGAACAGTAATTTGGGGTAACAAAACTCTACAAGTTGCTGACACTGCATTAAACAGATTGAACGTAAGAAGATTGTTACTTCAAGCTAGAAAGTTGATTTCAGCAGTAGCAGTAAGATTGTTGTTCGAACAAAACGATCAAATCGTAAGACAACAATTCTTGGATAGTGTTAACCCTATCTTGGATTCAATCAGAAGAGACAGAGGTCTTTATGACTTTAGAGTAACAGTTTCTTCTTCACCTGAAGATTTGGATAGAAATACATTAACTGGTAAAATTTACCTAAAACCAACGAAGGCGTTAGAATTCATCGATATCGAATTCTTCATCACTCCAACAGGAGCTTCGTTTGAGAATATCTAAAACAGAAAGGGGGGTTTAGTCCCCCCCTTTTTTAGCCAATGAGAAAAGAGTATACAGAAGGGTTTCAATCGGAGAGCACACCAGATATGAAGTATTATGCGTTCGACTGGGACGATAATATTGTTCACATGCCCACTAAAATTATAGTTAAAGATGATAGTGGAAATGAAGTGGGAATGTCTACTGATGATTTTGCGGAATATAGACATATGATAGGTAAGGAACCTTTTGATTATAAAGGTTCAACTATTGTAGATTATGCTGATGAACCTTTCAGAAATTTTAGATCTGGTGGTGACAAAGATTTTTTGGTTGACGCTATGAAAGCTAAAGTCGGTCCCGCTTTTGATGATTTCAGAGAAGCAATCAATAACGGATCAATATTTGCAATTATAACAGCGAGAGGTCACAATCCTAACACTATTAAAGAAGCAATATACAATTATATTATTTCAGGATTCAATGGTATTGACAAAGATCAACTATTAAAAAATCTTAAAAAATATCGATCATTCGTAGACGAGGAGGACATGAGTGACGAAGAACTGATAAAGTCTTATTTAGAACTCAACAAATATAATCCAGTGTCTTTCGGTAATGAAGAAGGAGCGGTCAATCCAGAAGAGGCTAAAGTGGAAGCGATGGAAGAGTTTGTAAGCTACATCAAGGGGATGGCGGCTTTACTTAATAAAAAAATATTTCTAAAGAAGGGAATAAGAAATAAATTTATTCCTAAAGAAGTATCTATTGGTTTTAGCGATGATGATCCTAAAAACATAGAAGTAATGAAAAAACATTTTGAAAATAAACCAGATAATATAGTAAAAACTTATTCTACTGCTGGAGGAGTTAAGCGAGAAGTAAAGTAAGGATACTTGTAGAAAAAAAAAAGTAAAGAGAAAAATTTTTCCACAGGTCTATATTTATGAGTATAAACTAAGAACAAAAAAAATTTAAAAATAATATGGCTGATTTACTAATGAAAATGCCGATACCTTACGAACCGAAACGACAAAACCGTTTTATCTTGAGGTTTCCATCTAGTTTGGGTATAAATGAATGGTTTGTAGAGTCAACCGCAAGACCACAAATAACAATTGGTTCTACAGAAATTCAGTTTTTGAACACATCAACTTACGTTGCAGGACGATTCGTTTGGAATCCAATAACGGTTACATTTAGAGATCCGATTGGACCATCAGCGGCGCAAGCTTTAATGGAGTGGGTTCGTTTACATGCAGAATCTGTTACAGGTAGAATGGGTTATGCCGCGGGTTACAAAAAAGATGTCGACTTGGAAATGTTGGACCCAACGGGTGTTGTTGTAGAAAAGTGGATATTATATGGAGTTTTCTTAACTGATGTCAACTTTAAT